CCCAGGAGTCCTTCTCAGTGGACTACCGCCTCGTCCAGGCCTTCTCCGTCCTCCGTGCGGTTCTTCTCGTCCTCATGGACTCCTGTTCTTCCTGCGCCGCCGACCCCGACTTCGTGGGCCATCTCCCCTACACGGACTCCCTGTCCGTCCTCGAGGTGATGTCCACTTGGTCCGAGTCTGACTTCGTCTCCAACGCGAAGTACTGGAAGGATTGGCCCCTGGCCAGGTTCCTCCGGAACCCCTTCCCTCCCTGCCCGCCATCCTGGGCTCGGGGTGCCACTTCCCCCCTCTTCTCCGGGGAGACTGGCAGGTACCTCCTCCGACTCGCCACCTACGACGCGAGCCGTGAGGACGCCTTCGTCTTCTACCGGGCCGTCTACGGCCTTGCCCAGTCAAAACGAGGCTTCGCTCGAGTCCCCGTGTCCTTCGTCAAACGCCAGATGACGAAGCACGCGGCGCAGCTCTCCTCTCCTCCAACCACCTCGGACCCCGACCTCGACGCGGCGCGCACCTTCGCCCGTGCCTTCTTCGCCGGTTTCCGCTGCCCGCCCATTTTTTCGTCCCTCCTGATTTTTGAGGGCTCGACTCGGGCGAGCGTCGAGTCCTCCCGACTCGAGGGTGGTGCCCGCGAGCACCTACGCCGGCTCGCGGCGGACATCCAGGGAGTCTCCGTCTCCGGCGACCCCTTCGTCGGCATGCGGGAGCACGCCCCCGGCTTCGTCCTGGAGGATCGAGGCCTCCCTCCCCTCTCCCCCGATCAGTGGAGGGAGCTGGCCCGAGGCTACACGCCGGCGGTCTCCCGCTCCTTTCTCAAGGACCGGACCCAGGAGGAAATCAACCACCTCCTCGCCGCCGAGCCGTCGGCCGTCGACCTCCCCATCGCACGCGTGGCGGAGGTCCTCGAGCCCCTCAAGGTCCGCCTCATCACGGCCATGGACGCAGTGCGCGGCCACGTCGCTCGGCCCCTCCAAGGGGCCCTGTGGCGTTACCTGCGCTCCTCCCCTGTTTTCCGTCTCATCGGGGAACCCATCACCGAGTCCATCATCCACGACTTGGTCGACGTCCACCGCAAGTCCGGTGGAGGGGAGGACCCCTTTGTCTCCGGGGACTACTCCGCAGCCACGGACGGCCTCGACATCCGCCTCTCCAAGGCGCTTCTCGAGGTCGTGTTGGAGCATCTGGATCCCTCCGACGAACCCTTCAAGGACTTCATCTCCTCCGCTCTCCTCGAGCAGATCCTCGTCTACCCGACTTGGACTCA